TGATGAATTAGTTCTCACCCAAATAGTACTTGGATGGTTCTTATGAGCCATCTTGTACAAACCTTTGGAGTCTGCAATCTCATCACCATCAAGAACACGGTGTGCAGTAGAGAGCATCTGTGCGCTCTCCAGTATCATCTTCACAACGTGCTTGTCACACATACTCTGTGCAGCAACAACGGGGTCACGGTCTAGATAAAATATGTTCATTCTTCTTTCCTTGTATCATCCAATAGTAACATCTTACCCTGTTTCTCACCAATTGTCAAGACCCTTTCGGACTCAATCATATCAATAATAATCGTGGTAATACTGACTTCCTTACCTAACTCACCAATCTTCTTTTGCAACCTCTCTAATGATTCCTGATAATATTCTATCTCTTGTTGTTTCTTGAGCCTAGTTTCAATCAACTCTGTTAGTGATATTATTTCTGTCATTATGGATTTCTCTTACCCTTGGGAACATCCCAAACAAAAGTCAGGCGATCAACATCACCATTATTATACGACATATGAACCCTTTTATTATCAAACCAGAAAAATGTGCCGGGATCAATCTGATGAGATTCATCCTCAACTGTATATAAATAAGTACCCTGTAGCGATAGGTGATACCTGTCTCTTGTTAAGTAATAATCACCCTCATCAATGTGTCGGCCCAATGTCTCCCCGGGCCGCAACCTAAAGAATGCTGCCCGGGAATGTCGATGAAGTTTATAAGTCTTCAACCATTTTCTAATGCCAGGATAACGGTAGTACATTGGAGTGTTCTGTTGCATCTCAGTTTTCTTTGGATCATCATCAGCATTCTTTACTACAGCCATCGTGAGAGGTAGAAATCCATACGGTTTCGTATCTCCAGCGGCACCTTTTAGTGATCCTGCTACAGCCCAATCATCATCCTTAATATCAGCAAGAATAGAACTTACGTCAATGCTCTTCTCAATAAATCTAAAGTGACTCATTTTCTTAATAATTATCCAGCAAAAGTTAGACTGACTGATCCATCTGCATTACAGTGGCCACCGGCTTGACTGGGCGTCCCTGCAACGAAACTAACATCACTATAGAATCTATTCCAACTAGTTACATTCGATGGTTTACTACTAAAAAGAATGTCACCACTAGCATCTGGATTAGTCACCACATTTGGAGTAGCCTTAATACAATACACTAAAACGCTAGGGTTTTCTGCATCGGCACCCACCCCTATTATATAATCAAATTTAGCAGAAATCGGTAGTGTTAAATGTGGAATAACTGCTGTCAGCGATCCTGTGCCGTCAGGTATAACTGTAAGTCCATCGAGAGCTACTCCTGCCTGAGCAGGAGTCTTATTACGAGAATCTGCCCAACCTTGCAGCGCCTTTCCTATACGGCCTGACTGTTCTGTCGCCTCTGATGCTTCTGCTGACTTGATGAACGACAGCATGGTAGGAATACCAATTGCCGCAAGAACACCAATAATGGCCACAACGACCATAAGTTCGATCAGAGTAAATCCTGATTGTATTTTACGTTTCATTTTATTCTCCTTTAAAGAATTCGTCATTTTTTGTCCCACTTATAAAAAATATGATCCTGTATCTCTACAGTCCTTGTTTTGGTTTTTGCCCATGCTGGTGAAACATAATCAGCATGGTAATGTGTTGCCCCATCAGTAATATCTATAAAGGGTATTTGGTTCTCTAAAATACCCTGAGACATTTTAAGAAAATAATTATACTTCTTCTTGTTAAGGGGCTTATCACTCTTGCCATCACAATACCATGAAAACTGGCATTTATTTTTAATGGGGTAACGAATATTGGAGTCTTGCCATGATGCTCGGGTGGGCCCCTGTTCCACCACTTCACATATAGTATCAGGGTATCTATTATCATTCACTCTATTGAGAACTACACCAGTGACCGCTAAGGCACCAGCAGTGCCCTGATTCCTTGCCTCATGATACATATTCAAGGCGAGGCATTCAATAGACCTGTTATTCAATATATCACTAGCCATAGTTGCAGAACTGCTGCTTCCAGTAGAACCAACAAGAAATCCAGTTGCAATTACGAATAGTGATTCAATTCCGTTCATTATTCACCCAATTGTTCAGTGAGATATTGGCGAGCATACTTTGCTGCTTCGATAGATTTAAAATACATTTCAGCATCCTCAACAATCTCATCAGCAATGAAGTCACGGAATTCCGCGCCACCGGCGTATCCATTGCAGAACTCTTCGATATCCATCATCCAGTTATTAATCTTACTCATAACACATATTCCTCTTTGAATTTTTCCAACAGTTTATCCTGCATCTCATATGCCTCAATCTCCCAAGGCTCATCTTCATATGCAGTAGTATCATCATATACCTTACCCATGTACATCTTACGACCATGAGTCATATCTTTCATCTTGCGAGTGGCACCCTGCCAGACATGAACCATTTCATGACATACAGTTTCTACCATCTCTTCATCATCAAGAGTCTTCTCAACATCTATATAGAAATCACGGTTACCATCTCCTTCGTGGCACCAACCAACGAACTGTTGGTTTTTAAGATTTTTCAAGGTCAACTCAATGTCAAGGGTTTTCATACGAGGCATCAATTCACTGATACAGAAAGTAACGGCGCTCTCAGCAAGAGCCCGTTTCTTCTTCGTAGAACCTATGACACAAATGTAGTTCATATCTCATCCCCTAAGATGCGACGATGGCAAACCATCCCACAGCAAATAGAGTTAACATAAACATGGTTTCAATAGCAATTGTTGCAATCTTCTTCATAATTAAGCTCCCGTCCAACGACTTATGTAACCATCTTCAAGGATATTACCCCTTGCAAAGTTCCGAGCAGGAGCAGCATAACCAGCGGCTTTCAGAATATCACCCTTCTTGAACTTCTTGTCGTTGTCGGTGTTGACAACAAAGCCCCAAACGCCATTACGTTCTCTGGTGATTTTGATGTATTTGGTTCCTGCCTTGTAGGAAATACCCTCATTGAACGCAGCAATCATCTTCTCATTGGTTTCGCTCAGGGTCACACAACCCTTGGCATCAGCACATTTTGTAGTCCATTTGAGATAATCTTCTTTAATATTCTCAAGCAGGGTAGTCATTTCGTTATTCATAGCAATCTCTTTCGTTGTTTCCTCAGTTTATAATTAAGTATAACATACGAATTGGGGTTTGTCAAGAAGAAAATGCATTATTTTCAAAAAAAGTTATATTAACCTGCTGCTAAGCCGGGAGTTTGAGGATATTTTTCTTGCTCTACAACCATGTAATTATCATCCCAATCGAATGCTTCCATTACGACATTCTTGGATAATCCTTTATATTTCTGATGAAGTAATCCATCCTTTGCTGCAACAAGAATATCAGCCTCATCTGGGTGCAAACTTTCTAACAATGCAACAAACATAGATTCCCTTTTAGATTGTGTTAATATTGGATTACCACCTTGAATATAATGATACAATTTACGAGCCTCATAGGACAAATTACTATGTTCTGTACCTTCTGGTGCATCATTAGGTCTAAATGGAACCTCACCTTCTGGAAGGGCCCATACAATCTTAGGGTCAAATGAAGACTTAACCACCATACGAAGAGCATCCGTTTGATAGTGCTTTAAAAAGGAAACCTTTTCCTTTTTTGATTTAATTTTTGATACTTTACTAAAAATCTCTGCAAAACTTAGAGTATATGTGTCTATCGCCATTAGAATTCTCCTATCGATTCAACGAGGTTGCGTAACCTCTTTTGTGTAAAATAATTTAGTAGTTTGCTACGATCACCTTCTGGTGCGGTATTGTAGGCCTTAACACATTCCAAAAGTAAGGATGTTGGTGACTTATCTAAATCAATCAACTTTTTGTTTCTCTGAAAATTACGTTTGACTTCATCATTCGGAAATTCACCACCAATCATCTCAGCAATCTTCTTCTTACTTAGGGGTTTCTGACGAAGACCATCTACAAAAGTATTGTCTGGTGATAGCACATTAGGAACACCATCACTACTATCGCCTTTTAGGATATGTTCATTAAGATAATCATTTGGGTCTTGGCCATTAATAAACTTTTTGGTTATAGGACTATACTGTGTAACATTACAGAATTTCTGCAACTGAATGAAATCCTTGTCTCCTGACAATATCAACGTCTTACCGTTGTCAAACTCCAATTCACCACTTAGTGCAGCAATGATATCATCGGCCTCTGCGCCATAAACTTCCAAGTGTTTATATGGGAAAAACTCTTTTAGTTCAGACTTGATGGCGTTTAGAACTTCAAAGATAGCATCCCAATCGTTGCTAGAAGAATCCCTAGTCTTCTTACGATTATTCTTATACTCTGGATAGTAATCTCTGCGCCAGTAGTGTTTGGAGTCATAACAGAGAATCAATTCACCATATTCATCACAAAATTTCATACGATACATGCGTAAGGAATTAAGAATCATATGGCGAACCATATCTTCATCAGGTTTGGTCTGCTTTGTCATGTGCAGATGCATCATTACAGATGCAACTGAAATCTGATTCATATCAACTAATATCATAATTATTATTTCTCTCTATTTACCATATGAGCATTGAAACTCATACTTCTTCTTTCACCCTCACACTTAAAAGGATATACAAAATGTCTTAGCCATGAAGGAAAGACTAACAACTTACCTAATTCTGGTTTAAATTTTAAATTATCACTACGAAACTCTTGGCTCTCTCCAAACATAAATTCTATCAATCCATTTGCTGGATAGTGATCCTTAAAATCTTCTTCAACTTCTTCACTCATCTTAGGTGGTAGTTTAAGATATACGACAGCTGAGAAATCCCCAGTGTGATGATGCCAAGGATTATATTCTCCAGCATATTGACTAACTACCCAACTATGAGTCAAATGAATATTGTCTATAGTAGGTTCTGTATTATTAGCAATCTTTTTCCAACCATAAGAAGTATTGTTTTTGATACTTTCTTTAAGATAATCAACACATGCATTCTTCATAGTAGTAAAAAGAAACTCCCTATGTTCTTTATTCTTAATAGGTATTTGAACTTCTTTATGAACTTTACCAACAAGCATATGCGACCAATCCCATTCAATGCTTGCAGTTTCACTATTTAAAACTTTATCAGCTGTATCATTGACAATATCTAAGAACTTGTCTGGAACAGATGATTCCATAATCATAGGACTAAATGGCTTATGGAATTTCAGGGCCGTCATCATCTTCACTTTCCATCATATCAATAAATTTTTGAACAACATCTTCTTTGATTTCAGCAGTAAAGTTATTATCCTCTTCTTCTGACATCTCAACAAGAGATTCAACCATCTTATGAATGGGATGTTCTAATGACATATCCCTATATATACACCCCTTTGTCAACTCAATAATAAGAGACATGTCTTGAGCAAAAGATTTCTGACCAACATCAACATTATTATCATCCATTGTATGGATCATTTGAATAAGTAATGTTTGGCACAAATCATCTGCAAAGGCCATATCTTCTCGGCGAGCAAGAGCTTCTTCATCAAGAGGCTTTACTTTTCTTTTTGCCCACGGACCCTTTATCACGTTTCCTGTTTTTTCCTTTGGAGTCATCTGACTTCCTTCCTTCATGTTCTGGTATGGAATTATCTTTATTCCACATTTCCTGTGTATATACTCCACCAAGTAATGGATAAAATACACCAACATCATATTTTGGTTGTCCCTTCTTAGGACCATACCAATAGTATGCTTGAGCGACACATCGTCTACCTATTTTCTTCTCTTGATGTTCACCATAAAAAACATCTACCCAATCTCCATCTCGCAAATATTTTTGCATGGACCGAATGTATCCCTCATGACTAGCAGCTTGAGCAATAGAACCTTTAATATTTTGTTTGATTGCTTGTTTTTCAGATCGCAGCAATTCTTTTTGTGTTTTAATCCATTGTCTAACTTTCTTTGGACTAAGTGGATATTCATCAGGCAAATTGTGAAGATTATCTGCTAAACCAGACATACCATAATCAGGGTTTTTCTCTGCCCGTGCTTCTCTCGCCTTTGCAAGACGTTCTGATGCTGCAACTTTCTGCTCATTAGTCATAGGTTTACGAGCTTTGCGTTTCTTAGGCGCTTTCCATTCACTATTGTCTGTGGTAGCAGTTATCTTCTTTCGTGCCATGTTACTATTTATCCCTTTAGGAAATATTGAAAGATACCGTTGAGAAAGATTGCACATGCAACCGCATTCACAACAATTAGTGACCTATCGTTCCAGAGAATTGCTACCCACAACCAACCAGAAAC